CTCGACCCGAATACATATCAAGATGCAGGATTACCAATTGACGTGCATGTCCGTACTCCTTTGGTAGATGGAGGAACTAATAATAAGAAGTTTTTCAGAAAGCTTGAGATAATTGGGGATAGAGATGATACGTTGATATTCATCCGATACACTGGTGATGATTATCAAACCTGGACAAAATATCGCTCTGCAGATCTTAGTCTTCGTAGATCTGCACTTCATCGTCTAGGCCAGGATCGCCGTAGAGCTTACGAGCTTCGACACACAGACAATACACCTCTGCGCCTCGAAGCATTAGAACTAACGATTGAAGTGGGGAATAACTGAAATGCAGCTAGGCTTTAGAATGGACTACGATCCTATTTTTGCCAAACAGGCTCAGCAATTAGGCTATATTTTTCGGGATGGAAGTTATTTTACTCCAAATGAAATTGCTGCTTACGAGAATATACCCTATAATCTGCGTACTGCTACGATGTCTGGCGGACTGTCTAAGTCTCAGGTTCAAGCCCAGATTCAGCAAAATCAAATGCGTCAGGCCAACGCACAACAACAGCAATATGCTATTGATCGTCAAAAGACAGTAGGAGATAGCTTCGCTCAACAGCAAGCAACATCTCTCAGTCAGAGAAATGCGGCTGTTGATTCAGCCCTTGCAAATGCACAAGCTGCCACTGGCCCTGGCCGCAGTCCATATGATCAACGCCTTCAGCAAATGATGCTTGGTTCCTTCACTCCAGATGATCCTTCATATCAATGGAGGCTCAATCAAGGAACTGAAAATCTTTCCAGAGCATTGGCTGCTAAAGGCATGCTTGGTAGTGGAAACATGGCAGCGGAACTCCTGTCTTTTGGCCAAGGAATGGCCAGTCAAGAGTATGGTGCTCAGTTTAATCGTCTGTTGCAGGCGTCGGCAGCTGCTACCAATCAATATACCACTGCCTACAGCGTACTTGAACGCATGCTTGCCCAACAGCAATCCCAGCAACAAGTTCAACAAGGATTTAATCTTGAGGCGGAGCGAGTTGCGCAGGGTTGGGGACAACTAGCTCAAGGTTGGGGGCAGCAGAACTTAGGAGCGCTTGCTCAAGATACCAATAGCTATCAGGCTGGCACACAAGCCGGTGCTCTTGCTCTGCAGCGTAGTCGTTTCAATGCTGAAGAACGGCGTCTAGATCAGTGGGCAAGTGGAGAGACTCAAGCTTTACAACAACGACTGTCGGGGTTACAAAGTTCTCCACAATACTTCGCGCCCCCAGCACCAACCTACGGCTATCGTACTTCTGGCAACTACTACGGACCTGTTCAGAATAATATGGCTTCACAGCTTCCTTCCGGTACTGGATACATCTCCAGCAACAGTGGTCAAACTGCAACCTTAGGAGACCCGTCCTCTTCTTACCAGCCGTGGGGTAACGACTACGGCTACGATGCTGTCTACGGAGACTAACATGCCAACCATCACAGGTTATGCTGGAGGTTATCTCCACGCTCTCACGCAGCTTTCGGGAGTTGAAGACATTCAGAGTCAAATTGCTGCTCGTAATCAAGCTATGCAGCAATCGGCTAGGCAGGAACAACGTCAACAATATCTGTTCAACAATGATATTCAAACTCGCAATATTCTATCTCAAGCATTCCAAACTCAACAAACAAACACCAATATTCTCGATCGCTTTGGTCAGGAGGAAGCCACTGCCTATCAATATCGAAATGCTGGTAAAGCTGTTTTAGCGACTGATCCAAAGATCGGCCTAACGCTCCTTGGTGAAGGCGATCGTTTGATGAATCAGATTCAACAGCAACGTTATGACGCAGCTAAAGTGGAAATGCTCAAGCAAGATCGTCTCGCATCGCTAGCTGGAATGGTTGGTGATCAGGCTAGCCTTGATCAGTATGCCGTACTCGCGGCACAGCAGGGACATGTTATCCCAGAAGAGTTTCAAGTATGGAGTCCGGCTACAGAACGTTGGCTTGAGCGTCAAGCTTTCATGGCAGGTCCAACCGCTAAAGCGGCTAGTCTGGCGCTCCGCACTAAACAGCTTGAACTAAATAAAGCTAAAGAAGAACGACAGGTTGAAAAAGATCGCTACACCACTATGCGGCAAGAACGCCTAGACGCGCAGAAACAGGTTGGAGTCACCGCCAAAGCTATTTCTCAAGGCTATCCACGAGGGGAATTGTCTCTTATCGAAGAAACAAAATCAATTGCTGCTGCAGACGAAACTGGACAGTTTGGCAAACTCCCGCAAGAGATCAAACGTACAGTCGTAAAAGATATGTACCTTATCGCTGATCAGCTTGCTAGAGATAACCCTGATGTGGACCCACTTGAAATAAAAGCAGAGGCTCAACGCATGGTACTTTCCAAGATTGTACCTGGAGAAGGTTGGTTAGACAGACCCACTTATACTTCCAGCTCCAAAGGCGCTATGTCCAAAGAGCCTGCCTCAATGGTAGTAGAGGGAGTGACTTATATCCGTCGTGCTGATGGTCGTTACTATCCGGAGAAATAACATGGCAGGTTTTACCTACGAAGAACTCCTGGCTAAGCACGGTCAAAATACTCCAGCACCCGAGGAAGATTCCTTCGAGCAAGGTTTCACTTTCGAAGAACTTCAGAAACGTGCTAAGAGAGCTCCAAGTCAATTAGCCAAAGGTTTTGGTAATGCGGCAATGTTGGTTGATATGGTTGCCAATCTGCCAAACGATGTTTTGGGTATAGGAGCTAACATTGGGGCTAGAACCATGGGGTTGTTATCCAAGGAAGGTCGACGCGAAAATGCACAATCTGCTCAGCAGATACAGCGTGAAGCACAAGATCTTGCTTCTAAAGTAGGTCTTATCCGAGATCCCGCTAAAAAGTTAATGAGCGCTCTTGGATACGAATCGGCGTATGATACAGGAGCGGTTGGCTCTGTAATGGAGCGTATTGGAAAAGGCATCTCCAAGGCGGGAGATTTTGTAGAAAAAGGTACTTCTGGAGCGCTTATTCGGGAGGATGTAGAGGATCTTGTTGGAGAAGCTATGATTCTTGGCGGTCCTCAAGCATTGTATCGTGGAGGTAAAGCACTTGTAAAAAGAGTAGGGGAGTCTGGTAAACCAATTGATAAACCTATTACTGCAGAAGAACTTCCACCAGAGTCTCCAGGTCCGATTGATTTCGATCGCAAGCTTACTCCAGCAGAAGCTGGCGTTAAGACCAAAGGGGGAAAGGTAAAGCGTGAAGGCACTCCTTATGAATCATTACATGGAGAAACTTCGAGAGCAGCTTCCTCTCCTCTTGCACGTGAAGTTGTTTATGGAAATGAGTTTGG